GTTTTTATACTATATGTACGGAAAATTTTTCATTCTGGTAACAACTCTTCTTTTTCGACCAATTTTTTGTATTTGGGCCTCCTGACTATTTGTGACTTTGCAAATATTTGCTCCTCTTCGTCATCGGAATCTCCATCGGAACTACTTGCTGAATCTTCGTCACCTGTAGCTTTGAATGACTTATATTCAGAAATCGTCCATCCCTCCGGCTCCGATGTACTCATTACTATTAATAGCATTTTTTAACATCTCTTCTACCGGACTTTGAGGAACCCATTGCTCCCACCGATCATGGGCTTCGTTCATTTGTTTAAATGTTGGGTCATCGCCTGAATACCTTTCAAATGTTGGACATTCACTTGGATCAACTTCTTCAATATCTTCTTCATCAGAAGATTCTTCGTTGTAAATATCTGGGCAAATTGAACCAATGTTCTGCCCAACTGTGTACATCACACAGTACTTGATGGCGTATTCCATATCTTCACCAAGTACTGTATCGCGACCACACGCCTTTGAATATTCTGCCGCCAATATCATACTTCTCTCGAGTACTGGAATCAGGATACCAATGAGAGCGTTTTGTTGAGCTTCTTCATAAGCTCCTGAAGATTCTCCAAAACCAGTTTTCATCATCTTTATTAATTGTCGTTAAAAATAGTTCTTGCAGTTCCCTCGCTTACGCGGAGAATGTTGTAACTTAGGGCGTATACTCGTATTTGCCTTTCATAATCTACACAAGGTGTAAGATTCATCTTAAGTATTTGTTCTTTTACCAAACTAAAATTAACCTGACCCGTGGGGTACCAATTCTCTGGTTCGCACGCAAAGCTATATGAATAGAAACGTCTTAACAATTGCGTTTTTGAATGGTGAATACAACCCTGAACAGCTTTTAAAAATATAACATTACCCGTATCTTCTGTAATAATTGGTTGTCCATCTAAATCGAGTGTCAGATAGTCAAGGTTTTCATAAAGTACAAGTCTTCCATTCGATGTTAATAAAGTGTTATCATAATCAAATGGTGTAACAAATTGCCCTTCACCTGTACCCACACGCCCTTGTCGCTGAATAATAAAATACATCTCTTTTACTGGATTTACAAATTGTAGTTTAAATGTACCTGAAGTAACGCCTTGGCCAACATCAAAAACTTCTTCTTGTAATTGAGTTATTATATAATCCTTTTTGGTACTGGCTATTTTTACCCTTTCACATGGATCTAAAAATACAACTTCGTTACAAAGAACACATTTTTTAAGATTTAGCACTTCGGGGCTAATATCTACATATGTACCATCCACCTTTACGATTAAATCTTGATAATCTCGAAATTTTAAACGAACTTCAACCTCTTGTTTTTTTATTGCACACAAGGGAATTGCAAGTTCTGGATTATTGTAAAAATAAAATGGTAAATCAATGAAATAATCTACATCACTTTGAGATGCACCCAAGTGACACAATATCTCTCTATCGGATACTCTAGTACTCGCAGATCTTTCAGAATATTTACCAATAAGTTCTTCGAGTGATTTTTGCTTTGTTTGTGTTACACAATGTTCTGAGTATATCTGCAAATAATCACTTGTAAGTCTTTGGACAACCACACCCCCTATTAAAAGTTCTGCAGTTTCTATTAGTGCATGTCCCACAGAATCTATATAACCCATTGAAGATGTACCTATTTCTGGCAAAGTCACTTTAACGCTCACCGTTTTTAACAAGTCACCTTGATTTTGTGGTATTTTGAAATTAACAGTCTTACCAAAGTCCGCTTCATTTTCTGGATCCAGGTCTGTATATTCTAGTGAAAAGTTTGAATGTTTCTTAAAACTTTTCAAAAAATAGGTATATTCTGGATCTAATGTAAAAAACCTGTCTTGAGGTCCAGACGTTTCGAGCTGAACACGACCAGCCATTACTACTATATCTATCTAAAATTTTAAACCAGCTAATCCACTCTCTATTCTGAGAATGTTGTAATTTTTAGCATAAATCCTGGTATTGTTTTTGTCACTACCATTAATTGGTGTTATTTCAATTGTTAATAACTTATGAACAATTCTACTCATATTAACTTGACCAGTTGGATAATACTCTTCTGGTTTTAATGCAAAACTATACATTCCAAATTTTGCTATGTTTGCTGCGGATGGTGAATTTACATGATGTTTAAATGATTGGTGATATGTTAAAAATTTAGAATCTCTATTAAAAACAACTTCATTGTTAAATCTCAATTCAACATTCTTTATTTCATTGTAATAATTTGGATCATTATCCCTAACAGCCTCTTCTGACTGTGAAACAAAATACAATTCTTTTACTGGATGGGAAAAGTTCAACATCACAGACTTTTTATTTTCTCCGGGTTTCATTACAAATTGAGACATTTGAAGTTGTGTAATCACATAATCTATTGGTCTTGACATCATAAAACCCTTTTCGTCTTCTGTAACAAGTGCAAATTCGGTATCAAGTGACATCTTCCTGATTGAACCCTGAACACCAGCAGGGGCTCCTCTAAATATAAGTTCTGTGAGTGGTCTTGTTTTAATTCTCACTTCTACAAGTTGTTTAGTCAAAGCACATGTTGGTATGGCTAAACTTGGATGCCTGTAAAAATAAAATGGTAAATCCATGAAATAATTGTACTCGCCTTGATAAGTTAATATATTACCATGACCATTGAGAAAGTATAAAGTTTGATCTATATCATCATTTGTATTATGAAGCTGTTGATGAATATATATGTATTCCCCGGTTATACGTTCTATGGTTTGTCCTCCAATTAGAAGCTCAGCATATTCAATTAAATGTGAAATAATAGACGGAGACCAATATGTATCGTTTTGACCGGGTGTATCAGGTGTTGGATCGTTGAGAGTTACTTTCAAAGTTAAATTTCTAAGAAGATCACCTTTGTCATTTGGAATACGACACTCCAATACCTGACCAAAATCGAGCTTTCCGTCAAATTGACTTTCTACGTAATCAATTGCAAACTTTGTATGACGTTTGAAATTCATCAGGAAATATGAAAATTGTGGATCACCTGTAAGCCATTGATCTTGAAGACCTGTGGCAGCAAGCCTTAATCGACCGGCCATTCCTACTCTATGTGAGTAAAATTTTATGAAATAAAACGAGACATTAATGTAGAATGAATCTTCAATTGAGGAAATTCAAACCCGAAACCATGACAGATGATCGGGTGTGTGTTTTTGTAGGTAAGCGCAACACAGGGAAATCAACCCTGGTGAAAGACATTATGTACTACAAGAAACATCTACCAGCCGGAATTGTGTTGTCTGGTACAGAAGAAGGGAACCATTTTTATTCTGAGTTTGTCCCAGACTTGTTTGTATATGGTGACTATGACAGAGATGCCATAGAACGAGTAATGGCAAGGCAGCGTAAGTTGGTAGGTGCGGGTAAATCAAATTGTGGAGCTTTCATGCTTCTTGATGATTGTATGTATGACAGTAAGTTTCTCAAAGATACATGTATTCGTCAATGTTTTATGAATGGACGCCACTGGAAGATCTTTTTCATGCTTACAATGCAATATGTGATGGATCTTCCGCCAGCGTTACGAGCGAATGTAGATTATGTGTTTGTTCTCAGGGAGAATATCATACAGAACAGAGAAAAACTCTATAAATCATTCTTTGGTATCTTTCCAACATTTGATATGTTCAATAAGGTGATGGATGCATGTACAGAGAACTATGAGTGTTTAGTATTGGATAATACCGTTAAATCTAATAAAATACAGGATTGTGTATTTTGGTATAAAGCTTCACTTAGAAAAAATTTTAGAGTTGGTAGCCCAGATCTTTGGAAACTCCACAAACAAATGTATAATCCAAAATATTTACAACAGAAGGAAGATGATGCCAAGAAGGCTACCAAAAAGACAAATCTTAAAATTACAAAGACGAAATAATAGTGCGTCACTCATTAGTTTCAAAAACATAGGACTATACTAAATGGCTACGAATGTTCATACCATGAATTTATCCGATAATGGCGACGGAATGGTACCACTATCCGATAATCCAACAACGGCATTTATAACTAACGATCCAAATCATAAACCACCTCAAAGAGCGTTACCACAAGTAGAAAAAAATGTGAGTGAAAATAAACAGACGATGGACTCTACTCCAATTAATGACATTATGATGGAACCACCAATGATGATGGAAGAGCCCAGAATGCAAGGCATGATGCCACAAATGACCGCCCCACAACCCCAGGGTGCATATGCGATGCCACAACAAGAGCAAAAGGCTCCAGAAAGCAAGAATCCATTGAATCTTACCGATGATCAATTGGTTGCTTTGATTGCCGGTGCCGCTGCGGCTCTCGCGGTGTCTAAGCCAGTTCAAGACAAGTTAGTCACTTCTGTTCCAAAGTTCCTTAACGAACAAGGAACCCGAAGCATGGTTGGCTTGGCTTCAACCGGTTTGGTTGCCGCGGTTGTCTTCTATTTTGCGAAGGCTCAATTGGTCAAAGCTTAAAGAAGCCAGTATATCTCTAATTAATGAGTGACTATGAAGAGTTCTGTGTAAGTGAGGCACTGCATCACATAAACATGGCTCGTGA